ACTAGCTATTGCATAAGAACCGCCGTTAGTTGGCTTTATAGCGAAAAAGAGGTCATTGTACCCAGTCATATCTAGGGGCCATGTACCATTTGCATTAACTGAAGGCGTCAAAAACGTCCCCGCGTTAGCTATTGCTTCGTCTGTTCGAAATGCAATAAACTCTTTATCGCTCGATTTATTACCTTTCCAGAAACCTTTTTCATCGATGAAACCTGTGTCAACCACGGGTTGTAAATATTGGGGGACTTCTATGTTAGAGTCAACGGTGGCGGACTCGATTCCGGCCTCCCTTTCGACAGACCATGGGCTAATTGCCTTGCGATTGTAAACCATAATACCCTAAATTTATTGTAGAATCAAAGTAACGGCGGCCTCACAGGTTCCGGTATCGCCGGACATTGCCACCGATATTGAAACTTGATTATTAGCAACGCACGGAATAGCTACGCCAGCTTGGAACGGGTCATTATTCTGACCTGTCGAAACTGGTGTACCGTCAGTTGTATGGCTTCCGAAATTTATGATTTCGGATCCCTGACTTAAACCGTCACCTTCGACCTTCACGGCGTAGGTGGTTGCTGCATTGGCTGCGCCATCACTTGCGAAACTACAAATTATACCCACAATATTCGATACGTTGGCGGGCAGAATTACGGCGGAAGTCGTCGACTGGCCATATAATCCCCCCAAAACTGTAAACGAATCTGCGGCGGTTACTTGACCCTCACGGGTGCGATAGTAGGCCATAATTGTTTATCCGGTTGTAAATGAAACAGGGCCAAGTCTTCCAATAGATCTTGGCATATTCTTTAGCAAAAGCTTGACAACCAGAGTACCGGCTGCGGCTTTGACTAGGGCTTGCTTTCCTGATTGAGAGGTTAAAGCACCGGTCACGGCGTCTAACGCGCCCGCTATGTTTCCACTCATTGCTGATTGTACTGCGGCGGGTCCTCCCATAGCTCCGAAGATTGCTAAACCTCCGGCGGTTGAAACGACAGGAATTATAATTCTTTTCTTATAGGATCTCTTTGTATTTCGTCGGCGAACCATAAAATTAAACCTCAAAACAGCTACTTAAAGAGAAACTGACGACGACACTTAGGGGGTAAATGCATATATTAGAGCTCTAAATGGCTTGAATATGTATGAAATCTATGTTTTCCTGTTCTCAATCATATTTTGGGGCCTGATTTATCAGTATCTCATTATACCCAAGACCGCCGCCGCTAGCTTCAAAGTTTGGCGAAAGAAATTGAAAGAGGACCCTGAAATAATGTTAGATGTCTGCGAACCTTTGCTAGAAGAAATAAGAGAAATGATGTCAACCAACTTCCAAAGCTTTTGGGGATCTGTTTCCCAACTTGGAAAGAAGGCCGAGGGCCTTGACCCTAACGTAGCCATGAAAAAGGCCATAGCCAAGGGCGATTTATTCCAGATACTAGCCGAATATGTAGGGAATAAGGCCGGATTAGGGTCTCTTCAAGGCCTAATCCAATCAAACCAAGAACAGAAAACAGAGGAAAACCAAGGTTTAACCAAGCTATAATATAATAATTAATTCATAAGTAATAGTAGTAGTAGTATGACGTCTTATTTTTTTTGTTAAAAAACCGAGTGGTATAAATATTACTTTCTATAATGGATAATATGGTGGGTAATCTGAGTTTGCGGCCCTTTTTATTAAACTGAATTACTTATGAATTAATTATATTAACCCTGTTCGGTTACTGATTGAGTATGAGTGAGAAAAGAGGTGTAGGCCGTCCGCCTACACATGTCGACAAAGCAGGCAAAAAGATACTAACAGCCCCGATTTCAATTAACATTCCTATAAGAATGATTGATTGGATAGCAGAACAGAAAGAGAAAAACCCTAAGTTCAATGTTTCGGCCTATATGGTGGACCTTATCCAAAAGTCAATGGAGGAAGGGATGTGTCCTAATTGCTATGGGACCAACCTATTGGAAAGGTCACTAGGCCTATCCTGTGAGGATTGTACCGCTAAAAGAATGAGATCCGAGGGCGGAGTGTTTAATGAGAACTTGGTACACTATATTTTCTTCTATAATTGTGAGAATTGTGCCACTCCTTTGGACCTCTGGAATAAAAGGGCATACTTTGGCGGTGAATGGGGTAAGAAGAAAGATACGAGAGGCTGTCAGGTTTGCGCTCGAATACCTTTTACAGAAGAAAAAGAAGAAGAAGAAGAAGAAGCCTTCTCTCATATGGATAAACAATGATGATTAATTGCGAATCCTGTTTGACTGAGATCCGAAAGAATAAGACAGGGATGTGTAAAGACTGTTATCAGAAGAGCCCTAAACAAAAAGAACAGTTAAAAAGTGCTCATCTTGGCGTAAAAAGACAACACGAAAGAAAGAACTTTAGTGATTGGAAGATCCTCAAGGATAAGAATAAGCTAATTGTGGATATTGAGACTAAAGTGACTGAACACCAAGCCTTTGTCTATAAGATAATAGCAGAAAGGATAAAAGAAGTTAAGGAAGACTTCCAGAGAAAGAGCTTTACTTATTGGAAGTTAAACGAGATTATTGAATTTTTAGAGGATTTCGCCCAAAAACATAGCTCTCAGGTCGATAGTAAGGGCAAAAAGTCAAGGCCTTGATACTATTGTAACCCCTAATATCCGAATCCTTTATGAATATCAATTTGGACCGGATCCTTAGCAGTTTCGTAAACTTCGCCTATTTTTCCTAATTGTTCTTCAAGCCAAGTCCCCCAACCTTCAGTCGTCCCCTCATAGGCTAAAGAAAGCATACCGCCAAGGGCAATCCCTGCGTTAGGATGACGTAGGGCTGCCAGATCCCCCGCCGTTCCGAGTAAGTCCGTTACTGTCCCCTGTTTCTGTATAGTTTGGCTAAGTGAGAAATAAGCTATTGATACAAAAAGGGTTTCGGTTGGGAGGATCTCAAGCAACCTGTCAAACTTTTGTTCGTTCTTTTCTTTACATCGCGGACAATTATTCTTATTGTAGCCATCGAGATTACAATTAGAACACTTCATATTCTAATCTAAGCCTTTGGGCCTAGTTATACCTGTGCGTGACGGACCTGTTAATTCGAAGCCCTCTGGAAGGAATACATAACCAGTCTCTAAATGTTTGCCCCAATCTAAAGGTTTAGCCGTTCCCCACGTTCCCCCTTCAGGTAATGGTGGCGCATCTTCTCCGAACTTGGGCCATTGTATTGGAGGTGGCCCTCCTGGTTGTTTCCAAATATCTGAGAAGGTCCCCTCTGTTTTAGGACCGATGTAGGCTTTACGGATCTCTTCAGCGGTTAGTTTACCGAAACCGAACATATCACCCGCTTTGACCGTTACAGCCCCATTATCGGGCGCCATAGCGAGTTCGGACATTATTCTTTTATAAACTAAATAGCCAAGACCAACAGTTGCGATATTTTCAATATACATTAATAATATGTCTGCGACTCACTGGCTCTGCGCTTAGACTTGCCTCTCTTCTTAGTTTTCCTGAATGCTACACCCATCTTCTTTAGGTTCAGCTTTCCAGATCTTAATACAAAGCGCGGTTTCTTGCTGTTAGCTTTTACAAACTTATTCCACGCGGATAGTTTACGCTTAGGCGTTCTTCTTGGTTTCTCATCATAAGGGGACGATGGCAACCCTAAAGCCTTGTCACCATGTGCGGCCCTCATACCATCCCTAAAACCGGCCGCATAATACTCACGTTCTGTACCTGTGGGCATTATATCAACCGCATGTACGCCGTTTCTATTGTAGAGATCCCACCGCTATTGTTAGTGATGCTAAATTGTAATAACTTTTGTTGTTTTAATTGACTAACAATAATAAATATATTCCAAACGTCGGCGGTCAAAGTATCTGCGGTGTCAAATAACAGGTTGTCTAAATCATTTCTGCGTATAGTTCCTTTCAAGTTAGCGGCGGCATTAACGGGGTTTAGATTAGCAAAAGATACCGAATCAGGGCCCATAACACTAGCTATTGCATAAGAACCGCCGTTAGTTGGCTTTATAGCGAAAAAGAGGTCATTGTACCCAGTCATATCTAGGGGCCATGTACCATTTGCATTAACTGAAGGCGTCAAAAACGTCCCCGCGTTAGCTATTGCTTCGTCTGT